CCTTTAACAATAAAGGTTGACAATTCATTAATTGTATCAAAATCTTCTATAATTAGTTTATTGTCTTCGACTAATTGTTTTAGATTAGAACAACCCATCTTCTTAACAGCTTTAGTTGTTCTTACACCCAACTGAGCTCTACCACCAGAAAATCCACCACCTAATATTTGACCAGCTCTACCACGCATAGAAGCCATAATTAAATTATCATACTCCATATCATATTGCATTGCATTTGCAACTTGTTCCCCAATATCATTTACTTCTATAAGAACAAATGCCTGATTATATGCTCGTGCTACTTGATATATCTTTTGTGGAAAAATAAGTGGTTTAATTTCGTTATCTCTGTACTTTGCAACCATGCGATATGGAACTTGAGAAACATCAAACACAATGTATGCTGAGTAGTCATTAGACGTGCCTCTGGAGACATCAACTGTCATAAGGTATGTATTGCCCTCCTTTGGTTGTTCATAAACATCAAGTCCAGCATTTGATTGTAATGGTGTTCTATATGTTAATACTCTAAGTTTAGATGGAGAAATGAGTGTATCAATAGAACCAAGAAACTCACACTCAAATTCTGTATTAAACTGTTGTTCGCTTGTGTTCGCAATAGTTTCTTTTTTCCACTTTTCATCACGGCCAGGAACTTCACTCCAATGAACCTCAATGGGTATGTAACTATTTCTTTGTTCTTCTGCTTCTGTCCAAATCTTATAAAACATATTCATACCATGTGGTGTAGAAACAATCATAACCTTTGTAGATTTACCAGAACTTATTGTAGGATAAACTGAACTAAAGAATTGTTCTGCAACATTACTTGGAACGTAGGCGAACTCATCCAAAAATATAATATTGTATGAACCACCACGAACAGCAGATGCAGATGTAGAAGATGCAAGTATTTTAGAACCATTCTCTAATTCCAATGATCCTTTGTTCCATGACATTACTCCCTGTTGCAACCACTTAGGTAAATGTTCATATGCGAGTTGCAATCTTCCTAGTAAATCTCTAGCAGTCGCAGCTTTGTTAGCAAGTATTGCTATATTAACACTTGGGTTAAATAATGCATAATGTAACAAATATGAAATCATAGTTGTAGACTTACCAGATTGTCTTGGTAATTTGCAAATAGTAAAACGATTGTTGTGAAATGTGCCTACCATTTCTTTTTGAAAGGAGTACATTTTAAATGGAACTAAACCTTCATCTAAAGAAACAATCTTTACATAGTTTTGAATAAAATGTAATGGGTCTTCCATACACCTTGAATATTCTAAAAGTTCATCTCTAGTCCATTCTTGTTGTACGTTAGCCTTTTTAAGATTTGGATTACCTAGATAGGTAGCCTCAGCCATCAGATTTACCTTTTAACATTTTTTGTAGTTCTGCAGTAGAACCTACAAATAAAGCATTAGTTACATTCTTTGGTGCATTACTTGGAACTTCTTTGAGTCTTTTCATTTTTTCCTGTAATTCAACTAGTTTGTCTGTAACATCTGCAACCTGTTTAATACCATTAAGTGCAACTTCATATGCTCGTGGATGTTCACCCTCTTTAGCAAGTTCTAAAATACCATCAATTGCATCCTGACCACGTTCAATTAGATTATAAAGGTTTTCTCTTTGATACTTATAGTCATTATCAATATCATCTTCTGTTATAGAAGGTTCAGAAATTTTTCTTGGAACAGTCACAGCAGTTTCAGCAAATGCTTTTTCTACAGGATCTAATATTCCAAGAGTTTCATTTATTATGTCATCTGTAGTACTCATTTTCTAACATCAGTTCCACTTACTGAATCATAATTTTTTGCATCCTCAAAGAAAGAAGATGTCTCATTAAATCCAAAATCATCATCAGCATCAGCTGTGCCTGGAGTTGGTGTAACAGTATATCTTTGTTCTCTTGTAGGTGTAACATCTGGTAAGTTTGCGTATTGATCAACTTGAACAGTTTTAATAACCTTACTAGAAGTAACAGGGCCGTATAGAAAAAACTTTGTAGTAAAAGACATAGTATAAATGATTGCTCTTCTTGTTTCAAAATCACCTTGGTAACTATCTTCATATGAAACATCTGTTAGAATGATAGGAACATCTTTTTTAATTCCCATGTCTGTCATATCATTAATAGTTAAAGTATAGTCTGGTTGAAAGTATGGGAGAATTTGTTCTATAATTTGTAAAGCATCATCAGAATTTTTTGCCATAGCATACAAAGTAATATCCATATTATATGGTACTGGCATAAATTGAGTATCTAGTTTGTCTGAGTTTGTACTAGAAGACTTTACTTTTTTAAATTTTTGAACACGATTCATTTTACGAATAGGATCATAAGTAAGACTACCAATCTCAAAACCAAGTCTAGGTAAAGTAATTGATGTTGCGGCTGATACTGATGGGTCTTGATCAAGTCTAGTTAAAAACTTTTGTTTTGGGCCGTAAGCTAATGGAACTTTCATAGCTTGTATGATTGCCCCACTGTTATTTTTGCGAACTATTTGTACATTATTAAACATTGTTCCAAATGCTACAATTACATTCCTAATTGATTCGTGATAAAATTGTTGACCTAACATAATATATTCTCCTTATTCATTATATTATTTTATAATTTAAAACCATAGTCGAGTCATTTGCTAATGCTCCACCAGATTTATTAGTTATACGCACTTTAAATGATCCAGCTACTACTGTATGAATATCAACATGGGCATCTATACTTGCATTTGCTATGACGGTAGATGTTGCAAGACATTTATCAGATGTTATTACAACATCTGCGTGTTCTGCATCATCAGCTAACTCAGCAGCTAACGTAAGTGTGTGACTAATTTTAAAATTGTTTGATGTAACTGCACCTGCACTTGATGCAACATCAGAAGCAACAGCAGTATTACCAGCACTTGCATCTAAAATATTAAGTTCTACTGCTGTTGATGTAACATCTGTTAAGTCTGTCGAAGCAAGTGCGATATTAGCACTACCATTGAAACTTACCCCAGCAATTGTTCTTGCAGTTGCAAGTGTTGTAGCAGTTGCTGCAAGACCTACAGCAATATTTGCTGTACCATCAAATGATGTACCACCGATTGTTCTTGCAGTTGCTAACGCAGTCGCTGTTGCTGCAAGACCTACAGCAATATTTGCTGTACCATCAAATGAAGTTCCACCAATAGTTCTTGCTGTGGCAAGAGCAGTAGCAGTTCCTGCAAGACCAGAAGTTGCTTGGTTACCAGCAGTATTCACGCCAGGCAAATCAATATTAGCACTACCATTAAATGATACGCCACCTATAGTTCTTGCAGTTGCTAGTATTGTGGCAGTTCCAGCAAGTCCAGAAGTAGATTGATTACCAGCAGCATTTACGCCAGGCAAATCAATATTAGCAGTACCATCAAATGATACTCCACCAATAGTTCTAGCAGTTGCCAGTGCTGTTGCTGTTCCAGCAAGGCCTACTGCAATATTTGCTGAACCATCAAATGAAGTTCCACCAATAGTTCTTGCTGTTGTCAGAGTTGCAGCTGAACCTGTAGTATTTTGATTAAGTGTACCAATAACAAAGTCTAAAGTATTGTCACTGTCATCATAACTTACAGTAATTCCAGTTTCAGTATTAGAAGTAACCATTGCACCAACTGTATCAGAAATTGTTTCTGCTAAAGTTACACCACCAATAGTAATTGCGTCAGCCTCTAGTGTTCCATCAACATCTACGTCACCAGAGAAATCTCCTGTTGCTGCATCTAGCTCTCCAGAAATTGTTATGTTACGACCACCAGTAATATCTATATTTGAATCAGTTACAATCGCTTTACTAGCAATAACTGTTCCTGCTGTAATACCATCTATTGTTTCTAATTCTGCTTCATTAATTACTGCAGAACCAATAGTAAGACCAGCAGAAGTAACTGTACCTGTTGTTGTTAAGTTTTCATCACCAAAAGAAATTGCACCAGAACTATCTGTTACAGAACCTGCTGCTAACGCAAGTGTTCCTGCATTAAGAGTAGTTCCAGTTAAAGTTGTAATGGTTGCAGAGGTTTGTGTTCCACCAACTACACCTGTAATTGTTGGAGCAGTTAATGTTACAACTGATGAAGTTGAACTCATACCAGTGGTTAATGTAGTTCCATCTCCAATCAGAGTATAAATCTCTAAAAAATTGTCGTTGACTTTATCAGAAGCTGCTCTTAAAGTATCTCCTGTTCCGTCATTAGCAGAACCACCGATTCCTAATGATTGTTTTGCCATTATAGTCTCCTAAAATTATTCATTTATAAACTCCCAGCATCACCAAATGGATTTTTTTCGGAAAAATCTAATACTGTATCATCAAGAGTTTCAAATAGTTCGTTTTGTGATGTTTTATCGGTGCTACCATCACCTACTATATAGTCTTCTGAGATTAAGTATTGTGATTCGCCTGTATCACCACCACCTTCAAGAAGTATACTTTCTCCAAATGATCTTGGGTCTGAGTTAACAGTAAATCCATCTACAGTAACATCACTGTTATCAATTGTAAATCCAGTAATATCTATAGTTAAATCTCTACCTAGTATACTTGGTTGCTCAAGTGTAAATTGGAACTGTGTACTATCTGTACTTAGTTCATCTTCTATAGCATCTATTGTTGTAATACCTGTGTCAATAATTTCACCAGAGTATTCGTATTGTTTACATCTTAATTTGTATACTGGATTGTTATCTAACTGATAGAATGGTTCGTCATGGTCTACAAAACTAATTTCAAACATTTTTGCAATCACTGGATGATAAACCAAATCACCTTCTAGTGGTCTGTCTGCATCAGTTGTAGCTGTATCCATAATAATATAAAAATTATCGCCATCTAAAGTTGTAAGAATTGAAGAATTACCATCTTGACTTACACTACCAGATTCTAATAATATCGAACCACCAGTAGTGTCTGTTCCATCTTCCAATTCAATTTGACTGTCCATTTCTTGGAAGCGTTCTTTAGAAACTACAAAGGTAATTTCATTACGATTTTCTAAACCAAACTGATTTATTATTTCTTTGTCTCCACCAAATCCTTCTG